ATATCAACATTTTACAAATGCAATTGAAAATTTTTTTAGTATGTTTAAGTCAAAATTAAGAAAATTATCAGGAATAAAGTATATTGAATTGAAAAATAATATTATAGAAGTATTGAATAATATCAAAAATAATAAATATAAAAATATACTAAAAGGTTCATATAAACGAGATAATATTTTTATACCTAAAACAAAAATAGTTAGAAAATTTAAAATTTATAAAGATTAATTTATTTTAAAATCGGCGTTTTAAATTTCCATTGGTGTAAAATATTTACTATTTTACTGTCATTATCATTAAAGAAATTTCGATCTAGTTTATAAGTAGAATATCTTAAATTACCAATATCTAAACTTATTTTATTATTAATTTTAAATGTTAAATTATCATAAATAGTTTTAATTATATTATCATCAATATTTGTTATTCCTTCTTTTTTTAATTCACTATTAATATAATTTAAACTTAAATACTTTTCTAAATTAGGATATGGATATTTTTTTAATAACATTTTATAAGAAATTGCTTGAAATGAAACTTGAGTTAAATCATCTGATTTATTTGGTAATGAATATGTTGTTGGTCCTAATATTTCAGTTAATTTTGATAAATTTGGAAATGTTTCACCATTCTTGTAACTAGAAACAGAACAATCTGTTACTGCATCTGAATAAAATATAATCCTGGTGTTGAGACTCCTCCTTCTTGTTCATCAATATTATCGTTTTTATTAATTTCTTTTTTTAATTCTAAATATTTATTTTTATATTTTAAATATTTTTCTTCATAATTAATTTCCATTTATATATATTATTATTTATCATATTAATTTTTAATTATTAATAAAAAAATTAGATATTAAAAATGTAATCATTTTAAACGATTGGTTAATCCCATTTAATCTTAAAATCATTAAATCATATTTATTATTATTTTTATCATATACATGGTAAATTTCATCATTTAAATTTATATATGTTACTATTGCTTCTTCTTGATTCTGATTTATATATCGTATAGTTGTACCTATATTTAATTTTCTTGAACCCCAGTAACAATTAAATGTATCAAAATCATCATCATATAAAATAAAAAATATATCATCTTCATTTATATCATAATTTTTATCATTTATTATATTCCCATAATTACTTAATAATCGATAAAACGGTATATCCCAAAAATCACTATCGTTAAATTTTATTATTTCACCTGTGTCATCAATATGCCCTATATTCTCATATTTACCATTTTCATATTCTTTGCGAATTAATGTAATTTTATTCGTACATTTAATATTCATATCTTCATTATATTTAATTGTTATACCAATTATTCTTTTAAATATACTTTTCAAATTTTATTAATTTTTTTATATAAAAGTTTTATTATATATATTAAATATAATGGAAAATATTCAAAATTCTAATCACACTTTAAATCACTATTTAATTAATGATTCTGAATATCAAAATTATAATATTAATCATAATAGTATTGACGATAATGAAGAAAAAGACAATGAGAAACAAGATCTAGAACTAAATGATGAAACTAATGAAGATGATCAAGAACAAGATCTAGATCAAGAACAAGATCAAGATAATCAAGATAATCAAGAACAAGAACAAGAGAATGAAGATGATGAAGATGATGAAGATGATGAAGATGATGAAGAACTAGATCAAGATCAAGAACAAGAACAAGAGGATGAAGATAATCAAGATGATGAAGATAATAAAGATGATGAAAATAATCAAGATAATCAGGATGATGAAGATGATGAAGATGATGAAGATGAAGATGATGAAAATGAAGATAATCAAGATGAAGAACAAGAACAAGAACAATATCTAAAACAAAATGATAATAATGATGATAATGATGATGATAATGAGGATGATGATGAGGATGAAGAGGATAATGAGGATGATGATGAGGATGAAGAAGATGATGATGAGGATGAAGAAGATGATGATGAGGATGATGATGAGGATGAAGATGAAGATGAAGATGAAGAGGATGATGAGGATGATGAAGAGGATGAAGAGGATGATGAAGAGAATGAGGATGATAAAAAAACCAATATGTTAGATATGATAAATTTAATATTATTAAAACTTGGTATAATAAAACCCGATAATAAAACAAGCGATAAAAACGATATTAATATAAATGATATAATTGATAGTATTGATAAAAATAAATAAAATAAAATATATTTAATTATTAATATTAATAATTAAATTAGATGTCAAATAATAATGCAAATTTAACCAATATAAATATAAAAATTATTACAACAGAATCAAATTTATTAATTAATTTAGGTTTAATACGTATATATATAAATGATGAAATAACTTCTCAAATTTTATACCAAGAAGATACGTTAATAAAATATAAATTTAATAATTATAATACAATACCTAATTATTTTTTTACAACTTATTATGCTAATCCAGAAAATCTAGTTACAAATAATTTTAATATTACTTTACCAAATGGTTTTTACTATAATTATGTTGTATCAGAAACTAAAACACTTCCAATAACTTATAATTATACAATGTATATAACTACAAAATTTGTAAATATTCCCATTACATTTTTAGGTTCAATAAATTCATTAAACACTATAACAACTAGAACATTAATAAATTATGATAATATAAATTACAATAATATTAATAATGTTCCATATAATTTTTCTTTTTACAATATAACTACTTTTTTAAATTTTAGTTTTATAAAAAATACAGTATTAATACCAGGAAAAGCATTATTAATAAAAAAAGTAGAATCAACAACTACTAAAAATGGTTTTACAAAATTATATTCTAATTATAGTAATTATACAAATGTATTAATAAATAACTTGTTAAAAATATATAATTATAATAATTTAGATTATAGAATAGATAATATAATTTTAAAAGACAATACATTAAATAATTTACTACCATCAATAAATGTACAAGTAATAAATTGTATGATAGAAATATTTAATAATAATAAATCATATTACAAGCATATTGTTAATTTAAATTATGATTTAATAGACAATGATAAAAACTATAATATTGTAATATTTTTTAAAAATTTTATAAAAAACTATACAAACTTAACAGGCATAAAATTATATGTATTTGATTATGATTATAAAAAGTATTTTATTAATTTAAATAGTAATGATTATTATAATTTGCCACCTATTAAAGCAGAAGATGCAAATTTATATGATATATTAATTAAGTATAATATTAATTTAATTAAACCTGAAATACCAAACATAAATATTAATAATTATAATTTGAATTTAAATAAAATAATGATAATAAATAATTTATTTCTTAATAAAAATTTAAACGTAATATCTGAATTTCTAAAATCTGGTTCAATAACAATTGATTTACTTGCTGATTATTTATCTAATTTCAATATAAAACCATATAATTTTTGGAAGATAACAACAAATTATTCAAATAATAATGTATTAAATAGTGATAATTTTTTATTAAATACGATGTTATTAAATATTAATATAATTTATAAAAATACAAATACAACAGATAATTTATCATATTATAGATTATATACAGAATTATTCAATAATAATAATAGGATAGATTTATATCATAAAAACTACAATTTAGAAGGAGATAATAAAAAAAAATTAATAAAAGATTTTATAATAATAATATTAAATTATTGTAAAATAAATATTTATTTTTATAATAATTTATTAACATTAAATAATTCAATAAATAACAAATTGTATATAAAATTTAATAATATTAATTTACAAAAATCTGATACAAATATTAGATTTAATTTTGATCAATTTTATAATTTAAATTTAACTATTGATTTATCAGTTTCTTATAAGATACTTATTTTTAAATCATCAAATAATAATAATTTAGATAGTATTTTAAATTTTAAAACATCAACATATAAATTTCAGATATTTAATATACCTCAAATTAATGGTAATATTGACAATATTAATAATGTTTACTATATAGCTTTTAGTAATATTTATGAATGTAATGAATTTATTAATTTTATAACAACAGGTATATTACATGTTAATGATAATGAAGTTAAATCATATTTTAATATAACAAGATCATTAAATTTTAAGAAAAATTTATTAACTGATTATTATGAATTAACAAGTGAATTAGTTAATGTGATAAATTTTTCAATTTTAAATTTAGATTTAACAACTACTAGTATTTTTACAAATAATAAAATAAATTTATTATAAATATATAAAATTTAATAAAATTATATTTCATTAAATTTTTTAATAAAATCATCATATGAAATATATAGTAAATTAAGTAATTCTTTTTTTTTTAAAATAATATTAATGACATCTTTAATATTATTAATTGAAATAATATTTTCCTTAAGATTTTTAATAGTATAATAAATACTTAATGATTTTTTAATATCAATTTGATATGCTTGATTAATATAATAAAAATCAAAATTTATAGTAATAAACTTTAAATTATTATTTAAAATATTTTTTTTATTAATTACATTATTTAAATTATTTTGAATATAAATATGAATTAAATTTGTATTTATTAATTGAGTATTAATATTATAATAATAATAATGAAATAAATATTTTTGAATTGATTTAATATCATATGATATTTTTAAAGATGATAATATTTAATTTTTAAAAAATATTTGTTTTAATTGATCATGATCATTTACTAAAATAATACCTCTTTTTAAATTATTATTATTAATAAATTTATCTATAATATTTATTTCATTTATCAATTTTGTAACAATATAATTTTGATTTTGAGTAAGTTCTGTATCTTCTATAATAGTAAGCGCTGATATCATTTTTATGATAGTCTTAGTAATAATCTTAATATTAATATAATTTTCAATTTTTTATTATAATTAAATGTATTTTATGATTATTATATATAATTAATATATTATGAATAATATTTTAATTATATTGTTTCCAAACCAATTATTTGAAAAAAAATTTTTAAATAATATTTTTAATTATAATAATGAAAAAGAAAAATTAGATTCACAAAATAATAATAAATATATAATATTATGGGAACATAATTATTTTTTTAAAAGATATAAATATCATAAATTAAAATTAGTTTTTCATAGAAGTAATATGCA